ACGTAGATCTGTTAAAAAAAGAATAGATATGATTAAAAAAAAATTAAATTTTAAATGAGATATTTTATTTTATTAATTGTTATCTTTAGTTTGACAAATTGTACAACGTACAAGGATAAAGAATACAATCCGTTTTTTACTATTTTTAGATTAACCACAGGAAATTTAAAATAATGGAATTGATACTTTTGAATGATGGCCTGTATACTTTGGTAGAAGTTACAAAGACTATGACCGAGGGTATTGAATTATTAAGTGATGCTGATTGTTTTGATCTATGTGACATACTTAGGTTACATTTAACTACCTATTATGACTATCCGATAAATGCACATGTAATGAAAGATGGCACCGGTGATTTATTCGGTTGCGTGTGTAATAGATAAATTTACAAAAAGCATTCAGTGTCGCATCCAGAATAAGACCCCTGTGTTAGCTGGTCGTCTACTCTTCAATAAAATAAAAAATCAAAAAAAGTGGCATGGTATAATAGGGTATAAATAAAAAAGGAGAGGTATGTTTTACTGGAACCAACAACGACTAAAAGAACTTAAGGAGAAAGGTTATAAAATAAAATTTTATAATTATGATCCAAGGTTAAAAGAACAAACTATAGAGGAGTTAGAAGCTGAGAAGGAAGAAAAAGAAGAAGATAATTAAAATTATTAAGGTGATTAAATTAAAAAGATCTAGATCATTCATGGTGGTCTTTTAAATTTTTTGAATATCCTTGAATTACCTAGAGGGAGTTTTTCAAAGGGTTTACCCATAAGTAATTTATAACACAAAACACCGGACACCGAAAGAAAAAACCCCCTGCTCAGGCTACCGAACAGGGGGTAAGAAAGGTATAACTATGATAACTTAACGTTAAAAAACCTAGAGGGAAACTAGGGTCTTAGTTATGTTGCATTTATAACACAGTATTTTTGGTTGTAAAATCTATTATATAGATATTTCAGACTCATTAAAACTTTTATGTAGGTGGCCTTAACAGGTGGGTCTCATGGGTCTAATGACTATTATTGTTATTTATCAATGGTTTTAAGTCTTTTTTTGATGGGTCTATAGGTGTCCCTCTGGTGTCCCTAGACCCACCACATGCTCTTGCGGATGGGCAAAATTCTTAATAGGGTCAGGTTTAAATTAGTTGTAGAAATCTATATAATAAAAAAATGCCAGGATTGAAAAGAAAAGCACTGAGAACTGAGAAAGATCTTACTATAAAACAGAGAATGTTTATTGATATATTGGTTGGCAATTGGGGTGAGATTACTAAATCAGAAGCATTAAGACAGGCCAAATACGAATGTAAGAATGATAATGATTACTCAGTTATTGCAAGTAGATTAACCAATAGAAAACTTAACCCTCACATATGTAAATATCTTGATAAAAAACTTGAAGAGGCCTCATCAAAATATGAGAGAAATAAAATTCGTAGATACAGAAGATTAGAAAGATTCGCTGATAGAGCAGCAGAGAATAAACAATACTCAGCTGCTGTCAATGCAGAGTATAGATCTGGACAGTTAGCTGGTTTATATGTTGATAAAAAAGAAGTAAAAGTATCAGGATTGGAGGGTATGTCACGTGCGGAGCTTGAGACAAAACTTAAAGAGCTCTCAAACAAGATCGATGGTTTCAACGCCAAAACGATCGAAGTTGAGCCAGAGACAAAAGAAATATCTCAAAAGTAATAATTGGTCATCTTTTGTTACTGTTTTCAACGAGATACATAACCCGAAGATTAAAACATTTGTAGGAGATGTAAATGTCAAAGCGACGAAAAAAAAGTAAGTATAGACATGCAATTGTAGGTAAAAAGAAATATTATTTTCACAAAATCCGATGGGTCGACATCACCGGGGATGCAGGTCATAAAAGTGAAGATGAGATGAATAAACTAGAATGTTGCACATTGGTATCTCAAGGTTTTATACACAATATTAATAAAAAAAAGAAAACATTAACTACTTTTGCATCTTATGATGAGAAAGAAGCTGTGTTTAGTGATACTAATATATTTCCATTAGGATGTATTTTGAGTAAGGAAAAAGTTAAAAACTGACTTAATTATGGCTACTAAAAAAAGAGAATCTAAACTATCTAAATTAATCAAAACTAATTGTAATCAAATACATTTTACCCGCATAGAATCTAAAACAATTAATGGAATACCTGACTTAAATGGGTGTATGAACGGTAAAGGTTTTTGGATGGAACTTAAATCAGATAAGGTCAAGTATCCTAAGCTTTCTAAGTGGCAAATAAGTTGGATAAATAAACATATTCAATTTGGTGGAGTTGTTTTGATCTGCAATCACTCCCTCTTGGAGAGTGCTTACAAACTGTACAGACCGGTGTCCCCGTTCTCGGATCCTCGTTTACTGAAACCTCGTTTCTCGTTCTCGACTCCAGTACACTGGCCCGCCTTCCAGGATGCCATCTGGGAGCTGGTGCAGCAGCGAAGCTCTCGGTGTCGTTCCTTGCTTAAAGAATCTCGGTTCGCGGACATGATAAAGAATGGCGGAGGCAGCGTAACAGAGCTGGATCTGGCCCGTCTCCCGTAAGGTGTCGTTTCTCGTTGTCGTTTGCACGGTGTCGTTTGTCGTTTAATAAGGCATCCCGGGCACTGGCAGCTTGACGGAGCTCATCTCCCTGCAGAAGGTTTCGGTATCCCGTTTCTCGTTTTTAGTAATAAGCATGCCGTTCTCGTTCTCGTTTGACAAGCATCCCGTCCAGCAGCGTACTCTACTTCTCCACCACAGCTTCCACACCACTTCTTCCTCCACAATGCTTTGGGAAAAATTTTTGAAAGAAGTTCTTGACAGATCTCCCATGATATCTTATGTTAGGAGAGCCTCTAGAGAGACAGCTGACGACGAGGCTAGAGACCCGTCATGGACACTGGACTGCTCCAGGGAACGAAGTGATGGGTTTCATTTAAATTAACGAAGAAGGAAGATTACGATGCCAAACAAAGACAAACCAGAAGCTGGTAAAGTATACGCACTAACCGGTGCTCGTGGGACGAGCTGCATTGCCAACGGTAATACTTGGAAAGAGTCTGAGGTCCATGGAGAACATGCCGTTACTATTGACTGGGGGCAAGAGAAACAAGAAAGGAAGACTTACAGCTTCGCATCAGCTGCAGAGAAGGAAGCATTCTTAAAGGGAGTAGCCGAGGCTGATGGCTGGCTGCGTTACGAGATAGTGTAATGGCTACATTCATACTATTCCTCGCTGTCTTACTTTTCCTCGCGCCGTCGTTTACTTGGGCCCTAATGGTGGCCACCCTGTGCTGCTGGTATCTCCTGCAGCACGGGCTTCCCTTCTAGCTCTCGCTCTCGTGTCGTTTTGATTACAACTTAGAATAATTCTAAATTCCATTCAGCATCACCACCCCAGTGGTGTACCAGCACCAGTTCCACCACCTGCGCCAGTCCCACCACCTGCACGACTTAAATTATTTATTTGATTATTTTATGGGATTTGATAAGATGACGATTGGAATTATCAGGTTGACACCCCAGCCAAGATACTTTGTATCGTGCTAATGTTGTCACTTAAGATTATGCTGATAGTTCCATAAATGGAATTATGCAAAGTCGAAGTATTCTAGATTAGACCAATTGCATAATTCCTTAAACTAAAAAAGGAAGGTACAACATGGGACTAGACCAATATGCTCATCTTCGGAATAGAGAGATAGATTGGGAAAAATATTATTCTCCAAATGAAGATGTAAGGGAAGCTGAACAGAAAGATGTTTTTGTTTGGCGTAAGCACGCAAGACTACAAACATTCTTCAATAATGTTTGGCAGGAACAAAACAAAACTGAAGCCAAGAAAAGAAATGAAAGTGTACCTAAAGACCCATTTGATTTGGGTTGTTTAGGTATGAACGGTGGCGACGAAGTTTATATCACGGAAGAGGTTGTAAAAGAATTAGAAAAATCTTTTAACAAAGATTTTAGAGATCACTTCTGCGCTGACGGATTCTTCTGGGGACAACAGTTTCAAGAGGAGTCAGTTAGAGAGTACAAAGCACAAGACAAGGAGTTCATAGCTTGGTGCAAAGAACAAATCAAAAATAAGAAAGTTCCGATATACACTTGTAGTTGGTAATTGGTTTGCCGTTTGCCGTCGCTCGTTTGCGACGGCTCGGCTCGGTGTTGTTTATTTACAACACTACCCACCCATCAGCACACGAGTTCTTCAGAAGTTCAAAAAAAGTTCTACCTTTGTTTATTGAAAAACCCAAAATGAACAGACCCAAAATGAACATATTATTATCTTGTTTATAATGTGGGATATGATAAGACATCAGAATAGTTAAACTTAAACGAAAGGTATAAACTATGAGTGCAACTGCAAAAAAAGTTAGGCTAAAGTTACAAGAGGAAAGTCTTATTGTTTCTTATGCTAACTTAAAACTAAAGCAAAATAGATTAGCCAAAGAAATAGACACTATGAAGCAAGAGGTGGTTAATCTTTTTGACAACAAAAAAGTAAATGTCCTTTTTGCTAAAGATAAGCAAGGCGACATTTTTGGAATTCAACGTATCAATAGAAAGAGAAAGAAATTTGATACTGCGAATTTTAAAATCAAACATACTGATTTATTCAATAAGTTCACAACTGAAATTGAATACAATGAGTATAAAGCATTAGGGGATAGTAATGAGTAAATCCTTAATGAATATATCTAAAGTATTAGCGGAACAATCCGCTAATACTGACATAACTAAAAACGTTAATTTAAACCCTGACGCAATCAGTAAATTAAATTATGAAGTTATGTATAAAATGTTAGAGGGCGAAGTAGAGAAGTTAATCTTAGAGAATGAGGGCAACCCTTTAATAGATGACTTTAAACAAAAAGTTATAACGAAGTTTACCTATTTAATTACAAAATTATCTAGGTAGATTAACCACGACCAATGGCGCATAACTGCGCCATTGGTGTATCTAGAAGGCTCATAAAAATCAATCACCTGAAACCTGAACAACAGCTTGGCAAATCACGCTGCCAGGCACAGCTTTGCTGTGCGCATACTTTAGTAAGCAACATGAATAGATGTAGTTATGTGCTAAACTATATGGTATAAAAGGGGACCCAAGAAACTAAATTTTTATGGCAAGTCTTGATAATTATACAGATGACGAACTACGGGCGTTAATTTTAAAAAAGCAGATCGAATATATTAAACTATGTCAGGATAACTTTTTAATATTTGTTCGTGCTATGTGGCCTGATTTTATTTGCAGAGATACGCAAAATCCAGATGAGTTTGGTCATCATCAAATTATAGCTAACGAATTTGAGTCTATCGCAAACGGTAGACATAATCGTTTAATTGTTAATATGCCACCAAGACATACAAAATCAGAGTTTGCATCTTATTTATTTCCCGCTTGGATGATAGGTCGTAATCCTAAAATGAAACTAATGCAGGTATCACACAATGCTGAATTAGCTACAAGATTTGGAAGTAAGGTTAGAAATTTAATGGAGACTCAAGACTATAAAAACATATTTGGTGATGTTAAACTTAGAGAAGATAGTAAGGCGAAAGGCCGTTGGGAAACGAATCATGGGGGCGAATATTTTGCAGCTGGAGTAGGCGGATCAATTACAGGCCGAGGGGCTGATCTTCTTATTATCGACGACCCACACACTGAGCAGGATTCTATGTCTGATTCCGCAATGGATCGTGCTTTTGATTGGTATAGTTCAGGACCCAGACAACGTCTTCAACCTGGCGGATCTATTGTTGTTGTAATGACAAGATGGGCTACTGATGATTTAACAGGGAGGCTCATCAAATCACAAACTGAGCCTAAGTCAGATAAGTGGAGAACAATATCATTCCCAGCCATACTTGAAAGTGGGAATCCTGTCTGGCCAGAATATTGGAAATTAGAAGAATTAGAATCTGTCAAAGCATCTGTATCAACTAAGAATTGGAACGCACAATATATGCAAGATCCAACCTCTGAAGAAGGTGCAATCATTAAAAGAGATTGGTGGCAAGATTGGGAGTTTGAAACTGTACCTGCACTAAAACATGTCATACAAAGTTATGATACTGCATTTTCTAAAAAAGAAACCGCAGATTATTCTGCTATTACTACATGGGGAATATTTCAACCAGCAGAAGGTTATGAGGATTGTATTATTTTATTAGATGCTATGAAGGGAAGATATGATTTTCCTGATCTTAAAAACGTAGCCTTAGAACAATATCAATATTGGCAACCAGAGACAGTAATAATCGAGGCCAAAGCATCTGGTCAACCTTTAATTCATGAGCTAAGAAGAGCTGGCATACCAGTAATAGATTACATACCTGCTAAAGGAAGAGATAAACATACAAGAATAAACAGTGTTGCTCCTGTATTTGAATCATCAATGGTTTATGCACCTTTACATGAAAAATTTGCACAAGATGTTATTGAAGAGTGTGCGGCTTTCCCTAACGGACAGTATGATGACTATGTTGATAGTATGACTCAAGCTGTGATAAGATTTAGGCAAGGTGGATTTATAAGCACTTATACAGATGAAATAGATGCACCTAATTTTAAAATTGAAAAAGAATATAAATATTACTAATGAGTAGAATTAAAATTGCAAAAACAGCCGGAATGAAGATTGCGGATCTTGTTAAAAAACTTAAGAAAAGAAAATACGCAAAAACTTCAAAAAAGAATATAGAAAGAGCTAGAGGTGTAAGAACATACAAGAGTGTTAAAGCTTACAATATAAGAGCTAGAGATGCAGACACTAAAGTCGTACCTGTTAAGTCACAATCTCAAAAAGGTTCAACTTTTCAAACTCACAGAATTAGGACTAGAAGGGGAAGAGCTGCTGCACGAACTGAGGAAAGAGGGAAATTACCAAGCCCTATGCCAACTTTAGAGCGTTTGTTCAAGAAAGATGTTCAGCGAGGAAAACTAGATGACTACAGATTGACTCGAATGTATTTAAGGAATAAACTATCAGATATAGCCAAAAAGAAAAAAATAGGTGGAATTATGCCAAGAAGAATTATGAAAAAACCAGAGCAATTAAAACAAGAAGCTAAGGAAACTGCTATGGCGAAAGAAAAAGCAAAAGCAAATATGTATTTGACAGGTGGCCAAGCTAAATTGGACAAGAACAAAAATAATAAAATTGATGCTGAAGATTTTAAAATTTTAAGATCAGAAAAAGCAAAAGGTAGAGGCATGGGACTTCAAGACGAAAAAATGAAACCAGGTAAAGTAAAACCTGTGAAAGCTGTTTTAGGTTTAGCAGCTATGGGTTTACTGGGTGCAAAAATGTTAAAAGGCAGAAAGAAAAAAGCTATGAAAATGGCTGGTAAAGGCTCAGCAGGTATGGGTGCAGTTGGCTCAGGTGTTCTTTCTGGCAAAGGAATTGGAGATGTCATTCAAAGAGCATTAAGAAAACAATCTAAAGGTGGTGTTATGAAAGCTAGAATGGGTAAAGCCACTGACTATCAAAAATATTTAAAAGGTTTAAAAAAAATTAGAAAAGAAACTTACATGGATAAAGCAGTAAAAAAACAAAAAGAAATTTCTAGTGAGTTTCTTAAAAGAAGAAAACAATTAGCTGGTGGAGCTTTAAAAGCTGCCAAAGCAACTAGAATAGGTAAGATAGCTGCAGGTGTTGCAGGAGCAGCATTACTTGGTAAGGCAGCATTAGAAAAAGCTTACGAAAAAAGAACTGGTAAAAAACCATTTACAAAAAGACCTGACAAAAAAATGGGTGGAGGCATGATGAAGAAACCTATGATGGCTAAAAAAGGAAAAGCCGTAATGATTGTTATAGGCATGAAACCTAAGAAAAAAATGGGTGGTGGTTTGATGTCTGCTACACAAAAATTAAAAGCTCAAGGCAAAATGGGTGGTGGCATGATGCAACGACCTATGATGGCAATGGGTGGCGGTATGATGCCTGGATACAAAAAAGGTAAATCCGTTATGGCTAAAGGTTGTAAATTAGGTAGAAAAAAAACTACTAAGATGTATACGTAGGAGGGCGAATGTCCCTCAAAGGAATTTTACAGGGCTTAGGCAAACTAATTACAAAAAAGGCTAAGCCTTCACAGGCCACCGGTCAACAACAGAAACTAATCACATACACACCAGAAACTAAAAAACTTCCAGTAACTGAAGTTGTAAAAAAAGATTTAGTGCCAGTAAACCCTAGATTACAAACTGGTGATTTACAAATGGGTGAAAAGGTGCAACCTTTATTTGGTTCATCAACTTACGATTGGGTAATGAGAAAAGGACCTGGTAAATACACTGCGGATGAATGGATAGATCATTTAACATCAAGTAGAAAAGTAAAATTTAAAATATTTGGTCAGCCTACTAGCAGAATAGAAAGAGCACCTAAACAATTTACTTATGACAGTGGAAGATATTCTGGTAAAACGGCTACCATAAACAAAGAAGAATTATTTGACTCTAATGTTGCTATATTTGATGAGGCTGGTGAATTAGCAGGTGGTTTACTATCTGCTGCAAAAAAATATAATTTAAAATTATCTGCACAAGATGTTGGTAATTTTTTAAGAGGTAACCCAGCAAATAGATTAAAAGCTGTAACCTACTCAGATGATGCCATACAAAATTTTAATTATAAAGCACCGCTAGAAAATTCATTAGGTATAGTCCAGACAGTTAAAAGACAATTTCCTGCTATGGGTGAAAGATTTGATACATTAACTATGCATCTTAACACCATCGAAAGAGGGATTATGAATGGAATTAGAAACGATGTTAAAGAAGGTTACAGAGCCTTTTCAGGAGAACTTAGAGGAATTCTACAAGCAAATGTTGGCACAGAAGCACGAAGACAATTAAATGCTATGAAGGGTGCTGTTGATGAAGTTTATGCTAAAGCCACGGGCGCAAGATCCGCAACAAAACCAACACAATATAGAAATGAAACTAATTATACTTTACAAGGTGGTCAAAATTACAAGGAAACAGTTTTTGTTTTAGATGAGCCAATAGCTACAAATACAAGTCCTATGAAAAATATGGGACATTTTTCTGATCTAAAAAACAATCTATTTCATTTGAGATACGATGTTCGCACAACTCCAAACGGTAAAAAAGCTTTTGTAATTCATGAGATTCAATCTGATGCAAACCAAAATATAGCCAAGTCATTAACAGCTAAGGAAGCTTTTGGTCCTAATGCGAGATACAACCCTTTTCAAAAAGAAATAGAAACAAGACTATTGATTCAACAAAGAAATAAACTTTTAGAAAATGTAGACAACTTAACTGATGCTGATGTTGCAGCGTTACAAACTGTAAATAAACAAATAGCACAATTAAGGGGTATCAGTGCACGAGGGCAGGACTATTACCCAATGTTAGATTCTGATGCCTATGGAGATTACGCTTTAAAATATTTATTAAACAAAGCTGCTAAAGAAAAAATTGATTTTGTTGCTGTAATGCCATTTGACAAATTACATTTTAGACAAGGATACAAAGCGGGTAATGAAAGGTTCTATGGTTATGCAAGTGGAAAAGGAATAAACAAAAAAGGTAAATCTGTGATGGCAGATCTGATGAAAAAAACAGCAAACTTTCAAGATTCAAAAGCAGGGCCTATAAAAATATCTTTATCTGATCCAAGTAAGCCATATAAGGTAATAGAAACAAATACCTTTAAATATCCAAAAAATCACGCTTTAGGTCCTAAAGAGTTTAAAAGTGTGTATCATGAAGATGCAGTTGTTAATCCAACAAAAGGATATAAGAGAGTGTTAAACAACGATCCAAATTTATATTTTGACGCTTTTGCTGTTGAGGTCAAGCCAGGTATGGCTTATACTCAAAAGCTATACAAACGTGAGGGAGGTCTAGTAGTGGATATATTCAAACCTCTATGTTAATTTAGATTATGGCTATAGAAAAAGAAAATCAAGAACAGATCGAAGAAGAAGTTAAGGTTGAAGAGCCTCAAGAGCAACCTGAAGGTTTACCACCAGATGTAATGGTCGAGGGCGAAGAACCGGTGGTCGAGAATCTTGAAGAAGAATTTACTGCAAACTTGGCTGAGGACATGGATGAAAGAATTCTTAAAAGTCTTGGATCTGAATTATTATCCGAATATAAGAAAGATAGAACATCCAGAAAAGACTGGGAAGAAGCTTATATTAAAGGATTAGATTTACTTGGCACAAATTATACCGAACAATCAAAACCATTTAAAGGAGCTTCCGGTGTCACTCATCCTTTACTTGCAGAATCAGTAACACAGTTTCAAGCATCAGCTTACAAAGAATTATTACCTAGCGATGGTCCTGTTAGAACATCAATCGTAGGTCTAAGAACACCGGCCACCGAACAACAAGCACAAAGGGTAAAGGAATACATGAATTATCTTCTTATGGAGAAGATGGAGGATTACACAACTGATATGGATCAAATGTTATTTTATTTACCATTGTCAGGATCAACATTTAAAAAAATATATTATGATGAATTTTTACAAAGACCCTGCTCTAAGTTTATTCCTGCAGAGGATTTAGTTGTTCCATATTATGCATCAGATTTAAAAGATGCTGGTAGAATTACTCACGTTATTAAAATGACAGAGAACGACATAATAAAAAAACAAGCTGCTGGTTTTTATAGAGATATTGATTTACCAAAACCACAACAAAAAAAAGATGATGTTCAAGATGCTATCAATAAACTTGATGGTATGAAAGATACATATTCTGATTACATTTATAATTTATTAGAAATGCATGTAGATTTAAATTTAGATGACTATGAAAATTTTGATAGTAAACCTAAAAAAGGAATTAAAATTCCCTACATTGTAACTATAGATGAGGGTTCAGGTGAGATATTATCCATTTACAGAAACTACAGTGCAGATGATCCTAATTTTTCTAGAATAGAATACTTTGTTCATTACAAATTTTTGCCAGGATTAGGTTTTTATGGTTTTGGTTTAATTCACATGATAGGTGGATTGTCTAGAGCAGCAACCATTGCACTAAGACAATTGATTGATGCCGGTACCTTAAAAAATTTACCAGCAGGATTTAAGTCTAGAGGACTAAGAGTTCGTGATGATGATCAACCAATACAGCCAGGAGAGTTTAGAGATGTAGATGCACCTGGTGGAAACATAAGAGATCAGTTTTTTCAATTACCATTTACAGAACCGAGTCCAACATTATTTCAACTTTTAGGTTTTGTAGTACAAGCAGGCACAAGATTTGCACAAATTACAGACTTAAGTGTTGGTAATGACACTCAAAATAGAGCTGTGGGCACAACAATAGCTCTCATGGAGCGTGGATCTAGAGTTATGACAGGTGTTCATAAGCGATGTTACTATGCTATGAGATTAGAATTTAAAATTTTAGCAAGATTATGTGGTGAATATCTGCCTGCAGAGTATCCTTATGATGTTTATGGTGCAAATAGAATGATAAAACAGTTAGATTTTGATAATCGAGTGGATATTTTACCTGTTGCAGACCCAAATATCATGTCTATGGCACAAAGAGTGACGTTAGCACAGACACAGTTGCAAATTGCTCAGTCAAATCCACAATTACACAACATTTATGAAGCTTATAGACGTGTTTATGAGGCTTTAGGTACAAAACAAATCGATACATTGATGAAACCAGCACCAAAACCACCTCAACCACAAGATCCAGCCAAAGAAAACGCTCGAGCCCTTCAAATGCAACTATTAACAGCCTTTGAATTCCAAGATCACGATGCACACATCGCTGCACACACAGCTTTTATGGCATCAAGGATGGTTCAAATCAATCCAATGGTATATGCAAACTTACAATCGCATGTATCAGACCATATTTCTTTTAAAGCGCAAAAAGAAGTTAAAGAACAGTTTGCTCAAGATCCAAATTTGATGGCATTACAACAAACAGATCCTCAACAATTTCAAATTGCCTTTGATAATTCTGTTGCGACCGCTGTAGCTGAAATAACAGAGAGTTTAGTAGTAGGTGAAATGCAGGCACAAGCTAATAAACAAGATCCTTTAGTTAGAATAAAGCAACAAGAGGTGGATTTAAGAGCTATGGATATGCAAAGAAAAGAAAATGAAGTTAAATTTAAACAAGATCAAGAAAATCAAAGACAGGCTAACAAATTAAATCTTGAGTATGATAGACTTGCGCAACAAGATGAACAATCAGAAAAAAGATTAAATATAGCAGAAAGGAAATTAGAAAAATAATGAAAAATCAATATAGATCAATGTTAATGGGTGGTTTACTCACTAAAGGATTAAAAGCAGCATATAAACAATTTAGAAAAACAGGCAGGAGTAAACAAGAGATAATGAAAGATAGCAAAGTTTCAGAGGACATTGCTAAATCAGATGTTAAATCTGGTATTAGGGATATTTTAAAAAGTAAATTAAAATTTGAAAAAGATAAAATTAAAAGAAGATCAATTATAAGAGATTTAAACAAATTAAAATAATGCCATTAAATAAAAAAGGTAAAAAAATTATGTCAGCCATGAGAAAACAATATGGTGATGAGGCAGAGGCAGTATTCTATGCATCAAAAAATAAGGGAACTATTTCTGGTGTAGAGAAAAAAAGAAGAGGAGGAAGTCTAAGTGGCGGAAAAGAATTTGGACCTCCACCAGAAAGAGGACCTAACCCGCAAGGACTTAAAGCGGGAGGTTGTCCACACAGAGAAACAGGGACAAGATCCGATATCAAAGGAATCTCTTCAATCCAAGTCAGCGGAAAAAAATTTATCGGAATCCGATAAAAAAGCGTATTACGCTGGGATTATTGATGGTGAAGGATATATTTGTTACGAAACTACCAAACGTAAAAGTAACAAAAAATATCAAATACCAACAATTGCAGTAGAAATGTCAGATCTTGATGTAGTTCAAAATATTCATACATTTTTTAAATGTGGTAGTGTTTCAACAAGAAAACCAAGACAAAGTCATCATAAATATACTTATAGATGGCGTGTAAGAGGTAAAGCAGCAATTAATATATTTTATAAAATTTATAATTTTTTATCGTTGCGAAGAAAAAATAAAATAGATATGGTGTTAGAAATGTATAGGAGGAAAAATGTGGCTAAGTGCAATTAAAATAGCGGCTCAAGCTGGTTCAAAAATATATCAGAACCGTCAAAAAGCTAAAATGGCAATGTCGGAGGCTCAACTACTTCATGCTGAACGTCAAGCTAGAGGTGAGGAGGCCTATCAGGGTAAATTACTAGAGGCTAGACAAAACGACTATAAAGATGAATTTGTACTCGCAATCATCTCGGCCCCAATCATAGTTTTAATGTGGGCAGTGATGTCGGATGATCCGGCAGCAATGGAGAAGGTAAAACTCTTTTTTGAGTATTTCCAGTCACTTCCGTCATGGTTCACAAACCTGTGGATTTTGGTCGTTGCGAGCATATTTGGGATAAAGGGCACACAAATATTTAGAAACGGCAAAAAATAATGGGCGATTTAGATGCCATTGATTTAATAAAAAAGTTAATAAATAAAAGACTTGATAATGTTAAAGATAACCTTATCTACAATGTTGACGATGAAAAACAATTAATGTATCATCGTGGACAAATCAAATCCCTTGAGGATTTGCAGCAAGACATTAAGGACTTGCTAAATAAACAGGAGCTATAATGACAACAAAGTCCACGGAGCAACCGAAACGGACAGAAGGTCTTGAGAAAGCTTATAAAGATGAAAAAGAAGTCTCAAAGGTCTTAGACGAACAATCAATAGATAAAAAACTTTTAGATAGATTACCTAATCCAACTGGATACAGGTTATTGGTACTACCATATGCAGGACCAAAGAAAACTAAAGGTGGTTTAATATTGGCTGATACAACTCATGACACAATTCAAATGACAACGGTTTGTGGCTTAGTTTTAAAAATGGGACCTCTTTGTTATAGAGACAAAGAAAAGTTTCCTTTTGGAAAGTGGTGCGAAGAAAGACAATGGGTCATTTTCGGCAGATATGCCGGCTCTAGATTCAAAATAGATGGTGGGGAGGTTAGAATCCTTAACGATGATGAAATCATCGCTCAAATTAACAACCCTGCTGATATTTTGCACGCTTACTAGGAGGAAAAAATGGCGGATGAAAACCAAACACCTCAAAACGAGGTGGACTTAGACACTGATGGTGTAAATGAAGAAACCATCAATGTTAATCAACAACAAGCAGAACCTGATCCAACACATCTCCCAAAAGAGAATGTTGACTTAGGCTATACAGACATCTCTAGTCCAAATGAAGAAAAAGAAAATGATAAAACATTTGAGAATGAAAGAGAAGTAAAGTCTGAAGAAAAAGTTGAAAAGCCTGCTCAAAAAGCAGAGTCTGACAACTTAACTAAAAAAACTTCTGATTATCAGAAAAGAATCAATGAACTTGTTTTTCAAAGAAAAGAAGCAGAACGCAGAGAACAAGCAGCTCTGACGTATGCAAAAGGTCTTAAAAAAAAGTTTTCTGATTTAAGAAAAACATCAGAAGAAACTAGTAACAACTATCTAAAAGAATATGATGCAAGAGTAGATTCTGAAACAGATAAACAAAAAAAACTGTTAAAAGAAGCTATCGATGCACAAGATTCTGATAGAATAGCTGAAGCTAATGCTGCAATCGCTAAACTAGCTGTCGAAAAAGAAAAAGTAAATGTTTCTTTAGAGGCACAAAAAGTAAAAGCGGAAGAGGCAAAAACAGACAAAACTGAAGAGTCAGATGAATCTCAAACAACACCACCGCCAGTTAGTGAAAAAGCTACTGATTGGGCGACGAGGAATCCGTGGTTTGGTACAGATGAAGTCATGACCGGTGCAGCGATGTCAATTCATCAACAGTTAATCGGCCAAGGGGTTGTTTCTGACACTGATGAATATTATAATAACATTAACAAACGTATGAAGGAGTATTTCCCTCATAAATTTGCCCAAGATACGACGGAAAATAAAACACAAGCTAGTAGACCCGTCCAAAATGTAGCTTCTGTAAGTCGTAGACAAGGAGGACGCAAGTCTGTGAAACTCACCAAATCACAGGTAGTAATCGCTAAGAAATTAGGGGTGCCTTTAGAGGAATACGCTAAATACGTGAAGGAGGCAGAATAAAATGACAAGTAAAATGAGAACTTCACGCGAGTCTACGACTAGGGCTAAGGAAGCTAGACGTAAACAATGGACTCCATCTTCCAGTTTAGACGCACCACCCGCGCCTAATGGCTTTTCGCATCGTTGGATAAGATTAGCCACATCCGGTTTTGATGATACGTCGAACGTGTCAAGAAAACTAAGGGAGGGTTGGGAATTTGTTAGAGCTGATACACTTTTAAGTGAGATTGGCAAAAACGATTATCCAGTTCTTTCTGAAGGAAAACACCAGGGTATCGTCGGAATTGGAGGCCTTGCGTTGGCAAGGATACCAACAGAGATTTTAGAATCACGTGCCGAGTATTTTAGAAGAATTACTCAGGATAGAATAGATGCGATAGATTCTGATCTCATGAAGGAACAACACCCGGACATGCCAATCAATGTTGAGAGGCAGTCCAAAGTAACCTTTGGAGGTGGCCGTAAAAGTTAATTTATTAACGTTTACTACCGACAAGGTTGGTTAAATAAACTAAAAAGGAGAAAAAACATATGGCAAACGTAGTTGAAAAGTTTGGTCTAAGACCATACAGAAAACTCGACGGCACACCATTAGTTGGAGCTCAGAACAGATACACAATTGCGAGCAATCACACGACTGCAATTTTCCAAGGTGATTTGGTTATACCATTAACTGCAGGAAACATTGACAGACACACTGCTAACAACTCAGCATCTGTAATCGGAGTATTCAATGGATGTTTTTATACAGACCCTACAACGTCAAAACCGACCTTTAGAAATAGTTATCCAGGATCTATCGTAGCGAGTGATATTACAGCATTCGTAATTGATGACCCTGATGCTGTCTTTTTAATGGATGCGGACGCAGCGTTTACTAGAGCGGACTTGTATCAAAACTATTCAGTATCAACAGGTGGTGGAAACACAACAACAGGCATCTCAGAAGTGCAACTAGATGTATCTGTATCAGGAACAAATGCATCGTTTGTAATCCAAGCGATAGACATTTCTCAGGATCCAGACAATAGTGACACTACAACAGCAAATGCTAACGTTCTAGTTAGAATTAATAAGCATTTCTACAGAGATGGAACAGGAGTATAATTTATGGCAATATCACGTAGTCAACTAGTTAAAGAACTAGAGCCAGGATTGAACGCCTTGTTCGGCCTGGAATATAACAGATACGAAAATCAACACGCAGAGATTTTCGCTACTGAAACATCTGACAGAGCTTTTGAAGAAGAAGTAATGTTAAGTGGTTTCGCTTCTGCACCAACTAAACAAGAAGGTGCTGGAGTAGTGTTCGATCAAGCGAATGAAACATTCACAGCTAGATACACACACGAAACAATCGCTTTAGCATTTGCTATTACTGAAGAAGCAATCGAAGATAACCTATATGACAGACTTGCAGCTAGATACACTAGAGCACTTGCAAGATCTATGTCAAATACGAAGCAAGTTAAAGCAGCTAACATTCTAAACAATGCTGAAAATACAGCTTTCCCTGGTGGAGATGGACAACCGTTAATATCGAATGCCCACCCATTAGCAACAGGCGGTACATTTAGTAACGTATTAGCAACTGCAGCTGACTTAAACGAAACTTCTCTTGAGCAATCGTTGATCGATATCTCAGCGTTCGTTGATGAAAGAGGCTTAAAAATTGCAGCTCAGGGTGTAAAAATGATAATTCCAAAAGAATTACAATTTACAGCTGAGAGAATAATGAAGTCTCCGCAAAGAACGAGCACAGCAGATAATGACATTAACGCAATCGTTTCTATGGGAATGGTACCACAAGGATACAGAGTGAATAACTTTTTATCTGACAATGATGCTTACTTCCTAATGACGGATGTGCCTAATGGCTTTAAAATGTTCGTAAGAGCACCGATCAAAACTGCAATGGAAGGTGACTTCGATACTGGTAACGTTAGATTTAAAGCTAGAGAAAGATACTCATTTGGATTTTCTGATCCAAGATGTGTATTTGGTAACGGTAAGTTATAATCTAGCAAATACTAACTAATAGTATTACTTGAAGGGGCGGTGTTCACATCGCCCCTTTTTTTATGTATAATACAAACAACCTAGATAAAATAATCTGCAGACTGGCTAGGCAGACGCTATAGAGACTGCAGAGTAAAACTATAGGAGAAAATATTATGGCAAATACTACATTCGATGGTCCGGTTAGATCGAGAAATGGTTTTCAATCTATTGGTCCAGGAGCTTCAATAGCTCTTACTGCAGCAACAGACTTATCTGTTGCAACACACGCAGGCAGAGTTTGCACGATGGATCCAGTTGGAACTCCAACTGCGATTACACTTCCATCAATCGTTGCTACCGCTGATGGTGGCTCGGCTGGTCCAGGAAGTGATCCAAATAATGCAAGCACAATTGGAACGACTTTTGAACTCGTCTTCATAGATGAATTCACTGGCACAATTAAAACTGCAAACACTGATGATAAATTTGTTGGTGGAATCTCACTTGGTGTGAGTAACACTGCGGTTGCAAAAGCATTTTTTGTTCCTGCAGCAGCTAACAATGAGGTAAATTTAAATGGAGAAGCTGGAGCTGGTAATGCTACTACAGGTGGCTTAATTGGTTCAAGAATTAAATTTACTGCCATTGCAGCAAATAAATATTTAGTTGAAGGTTTATTAATTGGTGACGGAACAGTGTCCACACCTTTTGATACTCAATAATAATTAAACGGTGCTCCTTAGGGAGCACCAAATTAAGGAGAAAAAATTATGGGTGGATCAAGTTTTTCATCAGACCAGTCGAGTGCTCATGCTACGGCTACCGCACAAATGGTGCCTACGACTAAAAGAGCAAGATTAACTTCAATACAAGCTAAAGGAAATTCAGCTAGTGGTTCGATCATCTTTAAAAGTGGTGGGGCTTCTGGCACTACGATAGCTACATATTTATTCGGAGAAGAGGGATTAGATATGTATCTTCCAGGAAATGGAATTTTATTTGTTGAAGGTATTCATGCTACTATTGGTGGTACTGGTGGCGTAACAATAACATTTACGTAAAATGAGAAACGGCCGATTCAAAATTATGGGCCTTAAACGTGGAGGGGATACTATGCCTCCACGAAATAAAAAATATTTTCGAGCCACTAGTAAGGGTGCGGGAATGACAGCCGCTGGTGTTGCTAAGTATAGGCGAGATAATCCAGGATCTAAACTTAGAACAGCAGTAACAGGAAAAGTAAAACCTGGGTCCAAAGCTGCAAAAAGACGTAAATCATTTTGTGCTAGAAGTGCTGGACAAATGAAAAAATTTCCAAAAGCAGCGAGAGATCCTAATTCGAGACTAAGACAAGCTAGAAGGAGATGGAAATGTTAAAAAAAATTAAAAGAAAAATAAAAGCCATTTGGGATTGGTTTATATATGGCTTCTAAAAAACCATTAAATATATCAGAAGAGGCAGCCGTTCAAATGCCCATGAAGACGGTTGCTTCTCTGATTATAATCGTAGCACTCGGCACTATGGGCTACTTCCAGATTGTAGAAAGATTAAATGTTGCAGACACTAGACTACAACTAATGGAAAAAGATTTAGAAGAAAATACAGAGTTTAGAATCAAATGGCCACGTGGCCAATTAGGTTCGTTGCCCGCCGATTCTGAGCAATTCATGATGATAGAAGATCTTTATAAGTCAACCGATCGTATTAATAAACACATAGAAGATATGGCTTTAAATAAAGTTAACATTGAGTTTTTACGTAAACAAATGGACAAAGTTTTGTCTGATATTGAAAAATTAAAAGATGCAAACAGAGAGTACAAATATAATGGGAACGGATCGAATAACTAAACAAGTGATTAAATATATTGACGATATGCAGAAGAAAGCTAAACAGATGAAGTTTGTCAAAGAATTAAAAAAAGAAGTACAGATAAATGCAAATGGTTCAAGTAGATATAAAATTAAACAAGGACCAAATAAAGGTAAGGTAGTATGATCGAGACTGTGGTGGCCCTGCTGATGTTCTGGGATGGAGAGAT